TGTTTAAAGAAATAATAAAGCTTTGGATATCATCAAAATCTTCGTTATCCATCCAGTCAATAACTGAACACAATACTGAATCAACATCCAGGTATCTTAACGCTTCTACTCTGTGCTGTCCTTCAACCGCATAGTATTTTGTGTTTTGCTGTACCACTTTAATGGTATCAGCAAATCCATTCTCAGAAATCAATGAAACCATTCGCTGGACGTGTCTGTTGTCTACCTCCCTGTTTCCACCGACAAATTCGATTTGATCTAAACTTAACTCTTCTACTTTTGACATTAATACTTTACTCATAATACTTGTTTTTTAAACGTCTACTCTATTGGCTTTTCGACTACCGCCTTTCTATGAAACAAATATAGTGAATAAAATGTCAATAACACAAAAATAATTAAGTTAAATATATGTTAAAACAAAAGAGAGGCTATTGCCTCTCCTTGTAATTATAGCTGTAGGGACTGACTGCTCCTTCTTTTATATCCTCGGCTTCTTTGTTTCTAAGTTCCCTAACAAAAGCTATCTCTCTTTCTATGTAGTCCTTAGCTTTGTAAAGGTCTTGTAGCTCATCATCTTTCTTGCCAGCTCTAACTATGTATTTAAAAACGTTAAATCTAAAAAAGTTTAAATTAAAGTGTGTTGCTATGTCTATAACATCATAGTCTTTACTTGATTCATAATAAATTTTACTGCCTCTCATATCATATTTTTTACTCGGTTATTATTTCCTTTTAATTTTTCTGCTATTTTAGCTTTAGTTTTAGCACTAAGTTTTTTACCTAACATTCTTTCTCTTGGGTCTAAAATAGGTGTTTCTATTATTTTCTCGACAGACCATCCTAACCTTAATCTTTTATTAAAAGTATTTATAATTCGTGCCTAAACATATACACGTCCGTCAATAACCATATTCCAAACCATAAATGCAATAAAAATAAAGCTAACTCCACAATTAAAACAGATAAAAAATCTGGCTCTAATTTGCATTTTTTTGAATCAAAAATTTTTATTACGTTGCTAATTGCTTTTAATATTAAAAAAATTCCTATTAGTGTTTTCATTTGTTCTTTGTTTTAGTTTATCAAATATAATAAATTTTTAATAACTTACTAATCTATCTTTAAAAAATCAGACTCTGCATATTGTTGAAACCATTCCTTGTTGGCCTGGTACTTATCTACCACCGCATCAATCAATATCAACTCATCTATTGAAGAGCCTTTTATCTTGTCGATAAGGCCCTCAATCTTATTTAAGATGTTTGTAACCATTTCAGGATCCGTTGAGTAAATAGTATCAAACTCCTTTCTAACTACACCTTCCAGCATAGTGTTAAGTTTATTAATTTGATTCTTAATGTCTAGCTTAAACTGTTTCGTTAGTCTTAGCTGTTCGTTTGATTCCAGCAACAGCTGGGAAATCAAAACCATCTTCAAGTAATTCAATTGTGTTTCGTTCATAATAATTTATTTGCGTTGTTTGTATTAATGTATGTTACTTCTTTTGCTATTCTAGCTCTATTTACAAATTGAGTTGTCGCTGGGTTCAAATAGTTAACTTCCCATTCACTATCTAACTTCAACAGATTAAAGGAAAATATTCCTTCAGGAGTTGAGTTAATGTACATTGGAGTGTCTAAATGTTTAGCTACTTCTAACAGCATAGCATCATACTTTTTCTTCTCCAGGAGTAAATCGTCATAGTGCTTCTTTCTGCACTTCAGCTCTATCCTATGCCCTGTTGCAGGTGAGTAACAATCCCACCTGCTCATAGGGTTTTTAGACTTTACTAGATCAGGATAGACATTATCCTTGAGCCAGTTAAACAGATCCGTTTCTTTCCAGTCCTTAGTTATACTCATTTACTATCTTTCTTAGTGCGTCATAAGTCGCTCTAAAACAAGAACCACAAGATGTTGGACGTTTGTTAGTAGCAAAGATTCTATTGTAGATCTTTAGCATCTTTAACTGAGTAATCTGAGAAATTTGATTTCTACCTGAAGTCATTTCTTCAACCAGGTAGTTGTACTCTTCTTCAGTAAGACACTGCGGCTTACTTCTAGGGAATAGCTTGTTAAGCTTCTCCTTGCGTTCATCGCATCCACAATCTTCTCCAGCAATAAACTTTACAGCTGCCTTGATTCCAGTTGCCTCAGTGATGCTTTCAATAACATCTCCTAATCCTGACGTGTCTGCTTCCCTGGAAGCAACCCAGTCTTTGTACTCTTTAGTCCTCTTATCTAAGGACTGATAATAATTCTCGTCTTGCATAATGGTTATTTTAATAAGTGATAATCTCCGTTTATATAGTCTTGATAGTCTTCGCCAAACTTGGCCTGCAACTTAGATCTATAGTTTTTTATTGAATTAAAGATACTCGTTAAACTTATTCCTGATCCGCCTGATATATCCCTTAAAGAATAATCAGTCTTGAAATATATTGAAGACAATATAATATCATATCTCAACCAGGTTCCCATTTCTTTTGCTATTGCTTCGGTTAGATAAGTGAATGCCTCATTCTCTTCAAAGCCTGTGTCTTCAGACAACAGCTCATCAGGTACTTCTTCAGCTCCATCACTATCTATGTATTCAAAGAATTCGTATTTCCCTTTTGCTTTCTTATAGTCAATGAACATATTTTTTAACGTAACAAAGACAAAGAACCTATTAACCTCTTCGTCATTGTACATTATCTTTTTCTTATCCTGGATAAGCCTATGCATCCTGAGATACATACTCTGTACAATATCTTGTGCTGTTGGTACGTCACATCCCATATTGACTACCATTTTAATCCACATAGTGTGGTTCTCAGCAAGTTTATCTAGCATATCTACTCATAGTTTAGAATTAGTGTTATGCTGTCTTTATCCCCATAAAACTTTTCTAAATTCTGAATCGATACTATATTTTGATCTTGTTCGTATACTACTCCTTCCAAGGCATCTAAAAATGCCTTGTTAAGATTATCCTGTAAATCAGGCTTAGTGGGCTTGTATACCTTCCCTACTCTTCTTTTCTTTGGCATTGACTTAGGATACTCATATTGATAACTTAATTTCTCTACGAATATATTAGTCCCTGCTGGTATCATAACAAACTTCCCTGGAAGCTGTTCCTTAACTAAAGCAATAACATTCTCCTGGTACTCAATAATCTTCTTAGGTTTGTAGGTTCTACCTGTCCTGGTAAACCTCATTGATTGATGTGGTACTGGCCTGATGCTAAGTTCTAGTTCTAATCTCATCTAAAAAAAATCAAAGTCACATCCTATTACAGATGGTATTCCATATTGGTTAACCTTAAAGCTAAATTGCTCAAAGGGAAAGTTTCTACTTCTCCTGCATTTAACTGTTACTTCTGACTCCTGGAGCAGCTCTAGCTGTATTACAGTTTCCGATTTTTTCTCAAGGAAACTACCCAGGTGGCCTGTCGCTTTGGATGCATCACTGTGGTTACTGTGTATTATACAGATAACCGTGCAGTTAAGATCCTGAGTCCATTTCATTATACGCTGTACAATTAGATTGGTTTGCTCAATGTCGTTGACGTCTGAGACGAGGTCGGCAATTCCGTCCAATACAACCAATCCCACTCCCTGTCCTTCATTCTTATCATATAAACAATATTCTATAAAATCAATTCTATCTTTGTAAGACAAAGTTCTCAGGCCATAAGTGTTGTAACACTCATTACTCATCTTTGTCATATCTAACACCCTACGGAAGACACGCTGGGCGTGGAATCTACCCTGCTCTGTATCGAAATGATAAAGACATCTACCTTCTCTGTGGCCCTTAATCTTCCCTGTAACACCATCTACTGAGTCTGCAAGGTAAGCAGCACTAAGCAAGCTGGTAAAAAAGGTCTTCATCGATTTAGGCGGTGCCTGTACCATTATTAGATTTCCGTAAGTTGCTATCGGAGTTGGGTAAACCTTCGCTCCTATTTTATGTTCACCAAAGCTTAAACACACTGGTGGATGATCTATTTCTTCGTTAGGATCAATAAAGAGGTCTTCTTCTAAAGCCTCCATCATTAATCTCGTTGTTGTCCTTTTGTCCCTTTCTTCTATTTCTTGTGCTGTCATATGCTGTTTCGATTAGCTTATTAATTGATTAGGGGCGTAATTAAACGCCCCCTATCAATGCAACTTAAAATGGTAAATCATCTGCCGAAGCAGCTTGAACAGTTTTTGCTGGAGCCTGTCCTTGCTCTTCTTTCTCAGCCAATGCTATGTTGCCATCTGTCCAAATAACTTTACCGTTACCTAAATAGTTTTTAGCTTCTTTAGCATCTCTCTGCTCTTTAGTCTGAGAATCAAACATAGTAACATTGTTACCAAATTTAGTCTCATCGTTTAACGAAAGTGTAACTGGGTAGTACTTTCCTTTCTTACCTACAATTACTTTTGTTTTGTCTAGCGTATCTAAGTTAATAGATAAATTGATTAATCCTGCCATTTGTTATTTATTTAAAGTTAATTTTTGTTCTACTTCTTGTGATAATCTGTATTTAGCTTTTACCTGGTCAAGTGAATAACCTTCAGATAATGCCTTAGCCACTTTACTAAATTCAGGTGTTCCTTCGTTTAAGTAAGGTAATGTGCTTTTAGATGCTGGAGCTTTACCGTGGGTATTACTCGCGTCACTGTCTTGAGTGTCGTCAATCAAAAACAGGCCGTTGAGAGAGTACTTCCTAGCATAACTGCTGGAGGATCCGAACGACTGTGATATATCCATACCTTTACGGTTAGGGTCTATACCAGCTTGAGCTTTAGCCTCTACTGTTCCTTCAGGAGAATGCAAGATTGCTCTTGCTTCTACAAATACTAATCCAGCTACTTCTTTAATCTCATCTGTAATAGTAAGAGATAAATCATACTTTTTTAGTAATGGTTTAACAGCTTCCAAAATGTCTTCTTGGTTTCTGTACTTGTACTTGCCAAAGGCATTGTACTGGTTCTTTGGTGCCTTCAATTCTGTCTGAATTGCGATTACCCTTTCGTGAAATGTTAATGTTTGTTTCGCCATAATAATAATTAATTTGTGTAAATATAGTTAATAAATGTGTAATAAAAAAATTTATTTTCGCATCTGCTCAAGTTTGTACTTTTCTATTTGAAACTGAGCATCGTGTAACTTGTTATAAAGCATTCTATTTTCTAGTTCCAGGGAGTCGTGCTTATTGATCATAAATGTTGTGTATAGAAACATATTGTTATTTATTCTGATCATATCTAAAAGCTTTTTATTCCCTGGACTTTTCTCCAGGCCATCAGATAAGATCTCATCCATCTGATTAAATATCTCTAAATAACTATCCCTTGAATACATCTGATTGTACTACTTGTTTATACTCTTCGGGACAGTTTACATCACACAGATCAAAAATGTAAGATGTAAGTTTCTCTATTTCTAATTCAAGCTCTTTGTTCTTGTTTAACAACGCTTCTATTCTTGCTTCTTTGTAGGATAATAAATTGTACTGGCTCATATTGTTATTCTGTAAGGTTCTTTTTTCATTTCTCTTTTGTTTTAAAGGCTTCGTTGTAACTAATAATACATTACAAAATCATCTTTAGGCAAATCTAAACTTTCAATAATTTTAATGCCTATGTATTTAAAATCTAAGGGACTTGTATAAATATTGTCTTTATTAAATAGTTCTTCTTTAAGTTTATTAAAAATTGTTGGGTGAACTACAATAACTGTAGGCTTCCTTCCTATTTGCGACACAGTGTCGTAAACTGCATCTTTTATTTTTTTAGAATACATCATATCTTAACTCATTAATGGTTTTGCTTTCTCAAGCATTGATTCTGCTATTTCTAAATAAAATTGAGACATTCTAATAGCTATCAAGCCACCGTTAGAAGGGTATGTATTATAGTGCAAAGTAT